ATCGGAGGGGAGACAACCACCGACACCCCAAGCCTGAAGCGAGAGGCCGATAGGATTCCATCCGACGAACAAGGGAAACAACCAGTGAGCCGTAGTCAGACGATTGACGGTGGGATCAAATCCTCTCACTGGTCTGGTCCACAAGGGCCTTACACACACACACCACAAACAAATGTCTTTCGTTACACCTAAGAAACGCACCAAGTGCGGCAAGCAGCGCACGAGTCTGAATCTCTATCCTCACTCAAGCCGCATGACTGCCGCTGAATCAGCCCACCAATCAAACCGCTATCAAGCCGCGCTCGCACGCTGGCAGGAGGACAACAAATGAGAGGAGTTGCGACTAAGGAGACACTAGGCCGTCGAGGCTTGTCGCCTGTTAAGTACATGAAGAAGAGAGCCAAGCGATTCGTTGCTAGGTCTCCTGAGGATCTCCAAAGGATCATTGACAACGCAGCCTTTGAGAAGGCAAACAAGCGAGCTCACGAGGCCAGCTACTTCTCAACGAACTTCTGAACAATCATTCACCATCATTTCGCGCACCCACCTATGACCCAATCCATCTACCGTTCATACTGGGCTTCAGCCCCCTCCAGAATCGCCCACAACAGCAATTGAGGACCCAATGGATAGGCACACCAACACTTGCATGATGCAGTCCCTGTATCAGCAGCTAGCCACCACTAGCGACCCACTGACTAGGCGAGCACTCTTTGAGGCTCACTACCAACACCAAATCATTGAGGCTGTCCTCAGTGAGAACATTGCTTCACTACCTGAATCCACCTGCCACAGGAGATGGGCCTGATGACTGTCCGCACTTATGACGTCTACTTCCAGACCAAGCACAATGCAGTTAAGAAATGGGAGGTCTATGCCAAGGATGCTTTTAGTGCCCGATGCACTGTTCAAGAAATGAATCCTGGCTCGAAAATCACTCGGGTCTTATTGGCTGACAATTCTGACTGGTAACTCACATGCTTAAATCACTCATCGCTTCAGCGGTTCTGATCATCACCTCAGGGCCAATTGCCCTAGCCACACCACTGCTTCCCCGCTTGGTCTATCTGAAGTACCAGGACGGGACCCAACTTGCAATCAACTGTGAGACACAACAAGCAGCAGTAGGGGACTTCCCTCCTGTGAGGTTTGACTCAAAGTCCGTTGCAGCTGAGGTCTGCCGTACTGCTGTCCTCTACATCCCCGAGGCTATCTAATGACCCAACAAGAGCTAGACAAGGCACTCCAACTTGATTACATCGAGCGAATCAAGAAGGAGGCCAACCGAGCTAGGTGCTTAGAGCTCATCCACGAGCTTGACCTAGTTCGCAACCGTACCCACACCCACTACAACCACATCGACCAATGACCTATAGACCTTTTGCTGCACTGGACAACTACATGCTCACCCGTGAGTACATCAAGGCTTGCAATAGTGAGGAGGTAGACCTTGAGCCGGACTACCAACTACTCACTGATGCAAGCCTTTTCACCCTGGCTGACGTCATCAATGAGGCTCAGCACCGAGGCTTCACGATGGACGATCTGGAGGAGATGTCCATCCAACTCGGCTATTAATCACCATCATCTGAGGCACCTATGACACCTGGAGAGAGACGGAGAAGGGATCGCAAGTGGGCACGAGAGGAATGGTGCCTACCTTGTAGGGCTGAATACAAGCACATCACCGATGAGCAACTCAAAGCCCTCCCTCATCCAAAGATGAGCAGTCCATACACTGCCTATCACTATGTTGACTGGTTGATCCAAAACGGACACCACAATCCACTGAGAAAGTACCTGGAGAGCCTATGAATGATATGAAAATCGTCGGACGACAGTGGAAGCTTGAAGCTGAAGCTGCACGTCTAGGCGTCCAAAGGCTGCGGGAGCGTACCCGCGCCGATGAACAACGAGGTTATGCCTCAGGCACCTTCTGGGGCCGTAAACAAGTGGATCAGCAGATCACAGCTATCGCTGAAAAGATCGAGGCCACTAAGAAGCGTCTCACTCAAGGCAAAGCCCAGCAGGGTGGAGCTGCACTACAAGACGTGATCTTCACCATCGAGCCTGAGGTGTTAGCAGCTATCGCTGCAAAGCGCACCTTGGACCAGATCGGTAAGGGTAAGTTGGACAACGGCAAGTATGAGAACTCATACGTCAATGTCTGCATCACCATCGGTCGTGCTGTTGAGTCTGAGGCCCGCTTCAACTGGTATGAAAAGGTTGCGCCTAAGGAGTTTGACTCTATTAAGCAGAACCTCTTCAAGAGGACCACAGGCACCAGACAGAAGGAGACTACAGCTACCATCCTGATGAATCGTAAAGGGTTCCAATGGGCCTCCTGGTCCAACCCTAAGAAGCACCAGATAGGAGCCTTCCTCCTGGACTGCATTGCTCAGACTGTTCCTTGGTTTGTCTCCACTAGGAGAAACACACCAGGCAAGCGTAATGGGCTTCACATCATCAACATCCATCCTGATTTAGCCAACCTCAAGGAGGTGATGATGGGACTGGCAGAACTGCTGGCACCACTGGCTTGGCCCATGCTGGCTGAACCAGCTGACTGGTCAAACGATGAGCGTGGCGGCTACCTCACAAACGAGCACCGAGAGATCCACAGACTGGTCCGTGGGCAAAGGTGTACACTAACACTAGGGAAGACACCCCTAGACATGTTGAACACTCTTCAACGTGTTGCTTATCGAATCAATCCAGTGACTGCGAGTTTGATGAATTCTCTTGAAGAACGTCAACTATCACTGGGATCTTTCAACCTAAGAGCCAACGAAGAACCTCTTCCATACCCTGGTGAGACTGCCCCCGAGGAAGTCCTTACCAAGTGGAAGAAAGATCGTCGTGACCAAGAGAACCGCAATGCCTCCCTTAGGGGTCGTCGTTATCGGACTCTTGAAGTTGTCATGATGATGAACAAGTTCGTTAATGAAGAGAGGTTCTACATCCCCTGGTCCTATGACTGGCGTGGACGTGTGTACCCAATCCCTTCCTTCATGTCTCCGCAAGGAACTGACATGGAGAAGAGTTTGTATCTCTTTGACAAGGCTCGCCCTGTAACTGTTGATGCTGAAAGATGGCTAGCCATCCAGGTAGCCAACACGGCAGGTAAAGACAAACTCACTTTGGATAACAGAGTTAAGTGGGTCAAAGATAACGAGGATGTGATCGTTGAGATCGCCAAAGATCCTGTGTCGTCTCTACATCTACTAGAGACATTCGATGAACCTTGGTGTGGTGCTGCTGCTTGTTATGAGTATTACCATTGTGTGATCCTCAAGGACCAGACAACGACATCACTCCCGGTAGCTACTGATGCTACTTGTAGTGGACTTCAACATCTATCAGCTATGACTCTCGATGGAGAGACTGGCAGGTTGGTGAATGTGTCCCCTACTCCTCACCCTCAAGACGCTTACAAGGCTGTGTTGGCAAAGACGATTGAACTTCTTAGGGAGTCTGATCACACCGATCTCGCTGACTGGGCTGAGGCCGTTGGACGACCAATTGCCAAGCGTGTTGTGATGACTGTGCCCTATGCGGCAGAGTTCCAAAGCAACAAAGATTACATCAAAGACGCAATCACCGACTTTGAGACTGAACAGGAGAAGAAAGGGTTTGAACGTAGACGTGTCACTGGCTCTGAGCTAGGTGTCCTCGCTGGCACCATGCGAGAGGCTATGAAGATCGTCGTGCCTGGTCCTATTGCTGTTATGGAATGGATCAAGACCTCTGCTCGTTCCTACTTCAAGGAAGAGAAGGGAGGTGACAAGGTGACTTGGGAGTCTCCTTCTGGATTCCCTGTGATCCAGGACAAACGTACCCCCAATGTCCGCAGAGTAAGGACCCAGCTACTTGGGGACTCAATCTCTACAGCAGTGGGTGATGGGTACAAAGGCCCTAACGTCCAGAAGCATTGCTCAGGTAGTGCTCCTAACTGGATCCACAGCCTGGACTCTGCTCTCCTCCATAACTCCTTTGCTGGCTTCGATCAGCCATTCACGTTGATCCATGATTCGATTCTCACCACGGCTACTGACATGGGCTATATGTCCAAGGTCATCCGAGATGAGTTCGTTGAGATCTACAAAGAGCTTCCCCTCTACAGGCTGTCTGAGGCACTAGGTGCTGAGGTCCCTGAAGGGATGGTCAAGAACGATCTTGATCTAGAGGCCTGTACAAACTCCGTCTACTTCTTCTGCTGATATGAAACTCCACCCAAACTCCACGATCCTCGAACACTTCATGTACTACATGGACTCGGGAGAGGAAAGGAAAGCCAAGGCGATCGAGAGAGGCTACAACTTCCTCGAAGATTGCTTTGACATAGATGTGTCCTTCGAGCCCATCGAGGACGATGAGGGTAACGAGATCTAATCTCCTCTGCCCTCCTTTATTCACCATCATCATTTGCCATCAACATCATGACTTTGAACATCTTCACTGACCACGACGTTTGTGCCATGGCTACCCAACAGGCTCAGTTCTTTGCTGAGATTGACCAACTGAATGCTGGAGACTATGCCTACTTCCTCGCGCATGGAGAAGTACCTCCAGCAGCTGATACAGCAAACGAGACAGAAGCTGCTTGAGCTTCCAGTCCATTACCCCAATCCAACCAACCTAAACCGCAAGATCTATGGCAACCGCTAAGAACCGCTACGTATTCGAGACCAAGCTTCAAGGCTTCATCAATGTCTTCGAGGACAGCGGCAAGTTCAATAACCGCACCTTCGCCTATGAGATCCCTGAAGCCGTGATCAAACAGATCGAGGCCGATAGGGTCGAGCTCCTCGCTTGGGCCCGTACAAAGGCAACAGGACGTGTCCAGGAGGCTCTTGAGCCCTGGTCAGAGGAGAACGTAGCCAAGTTCACCTACGGTGGTGAGACTAAGAAGCCAGAACCAATCTTCGTTGATACAGAAGGCACACCCCTTGATCGGGCAGTGCTGAAGGACATCCGCAAGGGTTCAACGGTCAAACTGATCGTTCAACAGAAGCCTTACGCAATGCCTCAAAAGATTGGTACTTCACTCCGTGTTTTGGGAGTACAAGTAATCGAGCTAGTTACCGGCAACGGTGCTGCTGATTCTGGTGATCTCTCCGTAGCTGACGTAGCTGCTCTCTTCGGTACGTCCGAAGGCTTCAAGCAAGGTGATCCTCAAGTCCGTGATACGCGGGAAGAGGCGGCCACAACTGAAGAGTCCTCCTCGTACGACTTCTGATGGCTAACTACCGTTCAGGGCTGGAAGAACGATTCGGAAAACTACTCGACAAGCAGGGTATTCCCTTCCTCTATGAGGTTGAGAAGTTCGCCTATGTAACCGAGTCCAAATACACTCCAGACTTCTTCCTCCCTAATGGTGTCATCATCGAAGCTAAGGGGTTCTTCAAGCCTAGTGATCGGCGCAAGATGTTAGCTGTCAAACAGCAGCATCCTGAGTTGGACATTAGGTTTGTCTTCCAACGCAACAACACCATTTCTAAAAATAGCAAGACCACCTACGGGGCTTGGGCCGATAAATACGGCTTCCCTTGGTGTATCTTCCCCGATGTCCCACCGCACTGGTTCGAATGAGTCAACACGCACACTTCATTATCAAGCAGATAGACGATCTCGCCTATCGAATGGTTCAAGATCATGGGTATTCTCCCACTGAGATCCTCGAAGCATTTGAGGAGTACATCGAGCTCTATGCCTTTGTAGAAGATGCAGCAAACATCTGAGAATGAGTTTGTCAGACATGAGCCTTGCCCGTCTTGTGGGAGTAGTGATGCCCGCGCTGTCTATTCTGATGGCGGCTCTCACTGTTTCTCCTGCGGGGCTTGGAGCAAAGGCTCCTCTGAACCCGACGGGTCTCAACGACCAATTGCCCTACGCTCAACCAAAATGATCCAATACTCTGGGGACTTCGCGGGTATCCGCTCGCGAAACCTCACAGAGGACACCTGTAAGAAGTTCAATGTCCGGGTCGATACTGGCCCGGTCATCCGGTTCCCTTACTACAGTGCCCGACAAGTAGTTGCCTACAAAGAACGTCCTCAGACTAAGGACTTCAAATGGATAGGCAAGAACGAGGACAAACAGCTCTTTGGTCAAAACCTCTGGCCTGGATCTGGTAAGTCCATCGTAGTTACAGAGGGGGAGTTCGATGCTCTCTCCGTCTTCCAGGCTAGACCTGGCTGGCCCGTCGTCTCCGTTCCTAACGGTGCTCAGGGTGCTAAGAAAGCACTAGCTCAACAGCTTGAGTTTCTCCTTCAATTCGATGAGATCATCCTGCTGTTTGACAACGATGAGGCCGGGGACGCTGCTACTGCTGAGTGTGTGTCTCTATTCCCTGCTGATCGCGTCTTCATTGGTGCATTAGAGGGATACAAAGACGCATCTGAGGCATTAGTTGCAAAGGACACACAGGCTATTAACAAGGCAGTATGGAACAAGAAACCATACTCGCCAGAATCAATTATTGATGGTAGAGACCTCTTTGACCTCGTTAGCACTCCGCTACATGGTCGCGACGCTGATTATCCCTACAGTGGTCTTAATGACGTTACTGGAGGTTTACGGCTTGGAGAATTGGTCACCATCACAGCTGGATCCGGCACCGGTAAGTCCACCCTATGTGGTGAGATTGCCGTCAGCCTGATCAAGCAGAAACAAACAGTAGGCTACATCGCTCTTGAGGAAAGTGTTAAACGCACAGGCCTCAGACTGATGACAGTTGCTGCAAACAAACCTCTTCATCTAAACAATGAAATCGACAAAGACCTCTTCAAGTCATCCTTCGAAGATACCCTTGGAAGTTCTCACGTTTACCTTAGGGATGGGTTTGGGTCTGTTGACCCTGATTCACTTCTAAATGACGTGAGGTTCCTGGTTAAGCAACACGATGTCAAGTGGATCATCCTTGATCACCTCTCCATCCTGATCTCAGGTAACGAGAGCTCTGATGAAAGGAAGGTCATTGATGTTGTGATGACTAAGCTCCGCTCGTTCGTAGAGGAGACCGGTATCGGGCTGCTGTTGATCAGCCACCTACGCCGGAACCAAGGGGACCAGGGACACGAGGACGGGGCCAAGGTTAGCCTCGGTCAGCTTCGTGGCTCTCACTCCATTGTTCAACTGAGTGACATGGTTGTGGCTCTTGAGCGGAACATCTCCAATGGGGACAACGCTTCAGAGCTCAAGGTACTGAAGAACAGCTTCAACGGTCAATCAGGCCCTGCTGGTCATCTCAAATATGTGAAGGATACGGGTCGCTTAATTGATGACCTGAACTTCACTCCCACCACTTCCACAGATCCAACCAAA